TTGACCTGTCTCCCGCTCTCCCGAGCCTGTTGCTTGCACTAGCGACTGTTGCGGTTCTGCTGCTCTGCGCCGAAGCGCTGGACAGTGAAACTCGCTCAGCACCGCACAAACTACCAACTGGGCTACACTCCTCCTTTCGGTCCATAAATAGCCCTGTAAATTGCAAAACTATTAGCGAACGCATTGGCTGGAACCTTAGTCTTCTGCAAGTTGAAGATAATCGCTCCGGGTAAGAAGTCAAACAGCAAACGAATGAAAACGTCGAAAATTCCGGCGGATTCCTCGTTGACTGCCAACAACTGCACTCCGGGTTGATTAACACTAAAATCCGTGGTCCCGACTCCCCCAGCATTTACACTTATTAGACGATAAACGCCTGGTAAAAACCTGGGAGATCCGGGTGCCACAACATAATTAGCACTAACAAAAGATGAAGTCGAGCCCGTAGCCGCCACAGCGTGTGCAAACGGGGCACCATTGTGCTCATCGGAAGCATTGGCGTAAGTAACGCCATCCGGTTGGACAAGGGCAACTGAGTCTGAAATTCGAAAGTTGGGAACTCTGGGTGAAATGAATTCTACGGAGTATTCACACCATAGATCACCCACCGCCCCCGCGTTAGCGGAGGTAGTAGAGTACCCGACTGCGAACGCAGCCTCTCCTGGAACAGTACCTGCACAGAATAGCCATTTCTTATTCATGGCTCTATCGGGTGTGACTACAACCTTGTGATCTTTAAAAACCGAACCAACAGCTTTAGGATTCAGGGCCGCAACCCCAGGATATCCTTGTAGCGTGTCTCTAGCATCATAATCAATTCCGACAACAACGGAGCCGGAAATGATCATGCTAGCGGTGGCTTTATACTCAACGATCACAGGACCTGTCATACGATAGGATTCGTACAGAGTTCCCAGAGCATCCAATTGTGGCAAACCCGAGGCCCCAGGTACAAAGGGTAAGTAAGGCGGGGTAGAATTACCACTGCCAGTTACACTAAGTACGGGGGACCACAATTCTCGGTAGTTTACGTGAATTGATTGCATGTTACCTTTAAGTCGACCGTTAGTACGTTTCTTACGTGCCACTGTCTTCCTACGAGGTGTTTTCCTATTGGCCATTACGCTTATCAAATATTATTACGGGGCCGACCACCACCCCAACCTTTATATTTAACGACCCAAGGACCGGGTCGTAGGCGATCACACGCAGTAGAACTTAAAGGTGGGGTCTTCAACACCCTTGACGAAAACCTTTATGTTCTTGAGGTCCTCCTCGGTCCTAGCGGCATTTAAGGCTTTGGCCAATCTAATGACTTCAACATCCAGCAAGCCCAGCAAGTTGGCCACACAATGTACCATGGCCCTGTCATGTTCACAAGAAACATCTACAGGGAATGGTCCATTTTTGTGACGATACTTAACATCGTGCTCCATGTTCTCAATGTCATTACATTGACCCAACTTATAAACCCTCTTCAACGCGGCCAAATAGTGTCCAATAAGAGGAACATGTTGATCTGTTATTAAATACCCATTGACCCGGTCTGCCAAAGCCTTGGGATCGTGCAGTTTGTTGACTACACAAGCCCGCTTAAGCAGCTTAACAGGTGCTGATAAAGTGGTATTATAATTATACACATCAAGAAATATTCTTCCCAAGAAGGACACATTAGGACCAGGTGTTAAGAGTTTGATAGTTAACCCTAATTCCTTAGCTACCAAGGCGAACTTGCCCCGCGAACTATCGACCCCGTCATCTCCATACTTTGGTCCAATCAAAGCAAAGCTCTTATCAGCGTCAAAACCAGCAGCCCTATAAGCACAGAAAGCAATGAAAGCGTTAACTATCGTATTGCCTTCCGTTGTTAAGGGGGAGCCAGAACACCGA